ACAGCAGATGGGGGGTCAGTCTTATAGTTATGCGTGGTTGGTACTCGCAGTACCCTAGCGGCATCGGCAGTGACAGAGGGGTCAGCCAGTAGCCCGTGTTCAGCACATAACTTCTTTAGACGCTCTGCTACAGGAAGCCAATCATCTATACCTATAGCCTCAGATAAAAACCAATACGCGTGTATGCCACGCCCAGAGTTAACTAGCTTGGGCTTCGGTAGTGATAATGTCTTACAGAACCCTTGTAACGCCACAAGAGCTGTATCTTGATCTGGATAGTCTTTGGTAGCCCCACAATCTAAATCGAGAAAGAAAGACTTCAGATGATGCACGTTAGCTACTTTACGGGAGTTCGGTTCTTTGAACGTGCCTAGAGCGAAGTATGCGTCATACCCCTTATTATCTAGGTCGCGTGCGGCATCGGCCATATCCCCCACGGAGGTGTAAAACTTCTGTATCCTCCGGTCATCTTTTGTACGAAAAGAGAACAAGCAGTAATGCCCGTCTTCCCCCAATACCCTCCTTAAAAAATCTTCTGTTTTCATAAATAGTACCTAATTCCGAGAGGTACCATAGCAGGGGCGCTTGCACGCCCTTTTCGGTAGTCATCCTAGCTATGGGTGTAGTTGTTACAGTGGGAGACTATTAGTCGTCCCAGTCGGCTACTATATCAGCCAGTGCATCGTCAGATGCTTTCGGTGCAGGAGCTTTCTTCTTAACTACTTTCTTTGGCTCCTCGACTTGCGCGGGTTCATCATCCCCAAACAGGGCGTCTGTTACTGCTTCCGTAGGGGCGGCAGGTGCGGCAGGTGCGGCAGGTGCTACTACTTCAAAAGGATTCTCTTCTGCGGAGAACTGAAACCCACCTTCTACTGCGCCAAACGGGGATGCGGCTTCCATAGGTACGTACTTGATAACCTGTACGGCACGTAGTCTAAGGGATACACCCGCTTCACGCATGTTGTAGGGAGTAAAGGTTACTGCTACGTTAACAGTACTACCCGTGGTAAGCATGAAGTCTTCAGGTAGTTTAACGCCTTTCGAGTCATACTGTACAGGCTTAAACGTAGCGTCTTTACCGTACGCCCCTTTCAAAGATGCTTTGTGCGTATAAGTACCATCTTCTTCTTTCTTGAAAGGCATATCAAACTTGTCAGGCCATCCCTTCTCTTTCTTGGCTTCGTATGCGGTAACCATTGATACAAAGAGAGCCTTAGCTTGGTCTTTAGTCATACGGAAACGAGTCTCGTACTTAGCACCTTCGTCAAACGCGTCACACGGAATCGTGCGGTTTTCTGCATTGTCGAACTTGTAAGTCTTATTGATACGAGGCCATAGGGCTTCTACGTCATTGATAAGGTATTGATTATTTGTAGCCATGTTATAAATCCTAATTAATTAGTTTGCATTTAACTCGAAACCTTCCACCACACTAAACGGAGACACAGGTTCACTTGTTGTGGGGATAGACATAGTGATCGCCCGAATAGTATCTTCGTGGTCAATCATGGCCGAAACCCTTGCAAGCGTGTCTTCATCTAAGCGGTCTACTGGCTTAAAGCAAAGTTTTGGTACTGCGCTATCCTCATCAAAGTAAATCTTGGTGATGATAGTAACTACGGGTGTATCATGTTTAGCGAGTAACCGAGCATAGTGTTGCATACCCTTATCACCACTATTAGTACTGCCGAATATAGACGTGGCAGGTATCTGTAACTGATACACCTCTTCGGTATGTTCCCGAAATACAACTGCTAGTCGTTGTGAGAACCGACAAGCCCTACCCCCATAAGAACCTGAACCTCTTATATTTTGAGGACAATCCATACAACGCGCAGACTGCCGTTGCTCTTGGGGTACTTCTCTATCTGGTAACTGCGTGTCAGGTGACCAACACGTAGGTACCGCAACCCTATTGGGGTCATACGCATCGCCATAGTAAGCGCGAGATACTGGGGCGGCATTAACTATCACCAAATCCATATAACCTAAATCCCTAGTAACTTCCTCACCGTCAGCTATAACGTGAAACTTACCACCACGTATACTGATTCGGCGTAGGCCGTTGCTACTCATCAGGCGTCATCATCCAAATCTAACTCTAGCTGTTCGTGCATAGAGCTTTCAGTTAGGTAGTCTTCTTCGGGAACAGTAAATGAAACACTGTTTAGAAGTGCCGCTTCAACTTCAGGTAACTTGAAACGATAGGTTGGCCCCACTTTAATATATGTATCGGTGGGAATTTTATTATTACGTAACCATGCACGGACGGTAGATATAGATACCGAGAAGTGCTTCGCTACATTTTCAATAGGTACAAATGCTACTGACATTATTTCCTCCTTACTGAGACTACATACTCTGAGTCTACGTTAAGCCCTTTAGGTACGAGGGCGGGGTTTTCTTCTAGGAACTGCTTCATGTTCGTTTGGTTGAGTCGCTTATCAAGTAACTCAGGTGCCCCATGCTCTAATACAAACTCGTGCATGTTGCTCCAATCGCTAGTCCAATACCTAGTCTTAGCAGATCGGTAAAACAATCCTGCTGAAGTCTTCACACTATCGACGCCCTGATCTTTACAGTATCCAAGTAAGGCTTTCTTAACCTTGTCTAACTGTTCAGACAGCTTGCCGTCTTCTTCTTTAAATTCCGCAGAAAGTTCCGAACGCTTATCTTTTATCTTTAGATAAACCTTAGTCAACTGTTCAGCGGTAGTATTACTTTCACTCATTACACGCTCCTTTACTAACGGGACGTTCACTTTATTAGCTTATCGTTAGCTAGTCAAGTATTTCTTTGTAAAGATCAATCATCTTTGTGTGAATGTCTATTCTGTTATCTAGCAGTGCGTAAACACGTTTCTCTGCGTGCGACCCTTGTAGCTGCACGACGGTACATTTGTGATCTTGTCCTGATCTGTGTACACGAGCGTTTGCTTGAGCGTATGTCTCCAACGAACTTGTCGGTGCCCACCACACTACTGTGTTAGCCGCAGTCAATGTAACTCCGTGCGCGGCTGATTGAGGTTGTATAACCAACACACGAGGATCATCAGCTTCTTGGAACCGTTTAAATATCTCCGTACGTTTACCTGCACTCACATCCCCACGGATAACTTCTGTCGATATATTATCTTCTCGTAGATTGGCGGTAAGCATGTCTATAGTGTGCTTGAACGGTACAAACACTAATACTTTCTTACTCGACTCGTCTATTACTTCACGTAGTACTTTGTAGCGTGGGGATATATCGAACTCTACTGCGTCCCCCTTGTCGGTATACACTGCACCTGCGGATATTTGCAGTAACTTGTTCATACCGACCGCCGCATTAACTGCTGTGACTTGTTCTCCTGCCGCCTCCATTACCATCTTGTCCTTTAACTCTTTATAGTATTTCAACTGCTGTCGGGTAAGAGGTACTTCTCTTTTGGTGTACACCATAGGTGGTAGGTCAAGGCACTCGTCTTTGGTAAACCGTATAGCCGGTTGCAGTATCCTATGCACGGTTGTCGTGGCATCCTCTTTCGGCACCCACTTAAAGTTTGTAACCTTTCTCATAACTTGATCGCGGAACGAACCAAAGAATCTAGGCACGCCCTTGGGGTTAACGAGTTTAGCTATGCCATACGCATCGGTAGGACTTTGCGCGGCGGGAGTACCTGTCATCATCCATAGCCATGTGCTTGGCCCGATTAACTTATTTAAGGTCTTCCATCGCTTTGTCTGAGGGTTCTTGTAGTGAGTAGCTTCATCCACAATGATAAGGTCAAACCCTCCGTTGGCTACTGCGTCCGCTACAATCTCTACCCCGTCATAATTTATTATCACGTACTCAGCATCGCCTTCTATTATCTTTGCGCGTTTAGCCTTAGCTCCATATGCCACGTCTACTTTACGGTGCATGGCAAAACTAAACAGGTCATTGCGCCATGCGGAATCCATGATAGATAGAGGGCATATAACTAACACTCTATGTATTACCCCCTGCTTCATAAGGTAGTCAGACGCCCATATAGCACTGGCTGTCTTGCCTGTACCCTGCTCGTTGAAACAAAAGCTCTTACGGTTTAACGTGAAAAAACTAGCAGTGACCTTCTGATGATCGAACGGTGTGTACTTGCCCGTCCATTCATACTTAGATTCTATTGGAGAGGGTGCGTTGATATTCATGTTACGCAACACCTGCGTTTCTTCTAATCCCCAGTTAACAAGTACTTGGTTGTTAGGTAGTTCTCTACTCTTTGGTATTACCGATGTAACCTTTGCGGGGTTACGTAGCGTAAGTAATAACGCCTTATTATCTACTATCTTCATTTATCGCTCCGATACGAAATAGCGCGAAGTGGGTGTCCACGTCACACTGAAATATAATTACTTGCTAACACGTTAAGGTAATAACACCTACATATAGTATTAATACCTAGTACTAAATAACCTGAATAACCTGAATAACCTGAATAACTGAATAACTGAATAACTGAATAACTGAATAACTGAATAACTGAATAACTGAATAACCGTACAGCCCTTTAGTAGCCCCGCTTCGTCCACGGATGGGGCTAAGTCCGCATTATGATTCTCATTAGGACTACTCGATTTTATGCCGCATATCTATTGGGGAGCAATAGCGCCGTAAGGAACGGCACGACATCATTTAAAGACGCATCAAGCACGCGTCAACCCATACCAATAGGGAGTTCTTTACTTAGGCTTTCTACTGCCTTTCTTTTTGTAGTTCCGACTACGATTAGAAGAGCTATCCTCTACTGTAACGCCGTCTTTGTTGCTTCCGCCATTGACCAAGGCTTTATTATGACTAACGTCTTTACCTTCACGCTTGTCAGCCTTACCGTTACCATTGGCATCTTCGCCTTCTTTATCCATCTTACGTCTGGCGCGTTGCCGCTCCATCCTACGTTTAAACGTGTCACTGCCTACGGGGGCGTTGACCTGCTTCTTTCTTTTCTTACGCATTAGTTTCTCCCATTGTGTACGCACTCTGTAACAATACAGTGCCTACGACATAACCCACTTTGGTGTGCATTCCACACGTTGTTTTCAAAGGCTTGCTCCATACGGCCATAGTCTGACAGCCACTTCTTCCATAGCCTAGGCTCTTCCGGCTTGGAGTAGTCTTCCTTTATTAACTCACCACATACTACAAACAACAACCCACCCTTCACTTTCTCTAGGTCGGGGTACAGCTTAAACATACTCAATGCCATCAGTTCTAACTGGCCTTTGTCTGCGTATCTAGTGTTTTTACTTGTCTTGTAGTCTACTACATAAGCTGTTTTAGTGCGCTTGTTTAGGATAACTAAATCCGCTATGCCGCGCCACCACACGTTATCATCTATAAATCCGCATGGCTCTAGGTTCTCGGTAAGTCCCATCTCCAACTCACACAGCTTCTCACCTTCCATACCATTCAGTACATCAAGTACATCTTTACAGTAGTTGTACTCAGGGGGTAACGGCTTACCATCCCTAATGTATTCCTCTGCGGCCAAATGTACGGCAGTACCATACAGCATGGCTTCTGTCTCAGATTCCCTGTAATCCTTGGCAATCTTCAGGTGGTAAAACTTCTTAGGGCATTGTTCAAACGACTTAATTTTAGAGAACGACCACGGTGCAATACTCAATGTACTGTACTCGCTTCTACCATATCAGCTACAGTTATAAGTTCTTCTATCAGTACGTGTAGCATGTCAGCGTTCAATAACACCCTGTCTTTATGCTCGTAAGACCCCTCTGTTACGCACTGCTCTATAAGTACTAAGGGGGTATCTTCCGAATCTACGCCTACGATAACGCATAAGTAGTCGCCTTCGGTTATATTCTCTGACTTACTGAGTTCTTTATCACGTATAAACTTTTTCATGTCTGTTATTTTACCCAAACCATGCTCCTAGTATCATCAACACAACTGCAACACCTACCGCATGTATCCTAATAATTTCTACAGTACCAAAGGCGTACCCTACAACCTTCGTACGTAGTTCGGACGCATTGCCCCGTGCTTTATTTATCTCTCTGTCCGCAAACTCATGCGCTTCTTTCATAGCTTTTTCTATATTATTCATCCTGCGGCCTCTCCATAAGATTTACCTGTATCTGACTCACACGTTATAGGCAAGCCTTCTGCCCAAGGTGAGGTAGTGCTCATGCACCCTTCTATGTACTGTTTGGCCTGACTAAGCTCGATCTCTGGTACACAACATACCACGGAATCGTGAACCGTCAAAGCTACCTTGTATTTCTTAGCTATTGCTAACATCTGATCACCAATGATACATCTCGCTACCGCTTGGCATATGTTCTCTGCTACCTTACCACCATATATTCTGGTGTATCCACGGCGCGTTCTGTACTTAAACTCTGGGCCACGTTCACCCTGCTCATACTGTAAGTCGTCATAGCGCATCTTCAAGCCAGAGGGTAGTAATACCCAACCGTTACGCCCGTCTACCCCGTACTTGATTATATCGTTGGGGCCAAAGCTACCTGAGTTACCACGCGACATCTCTATTAACATGTTCTGACATGCACGCCAGAAGTGATTTATCTTCCAGTTGGAATCGCGGTAGATACTTACTACCCTACGTGCCTCCTCAACCTTCATGTGAGTTCCGAACGATTGTAATTGATCTGCAAACCGAACTGCGCCCATACCATAACCGCAACCTAGGATTGTAGTCTTACCAACAAAGCGTTGCTCTTTAGTAACATCTTCTTCAGGTATGTCGTATATCTTCGACGACATCTTTATGTAAACGTCTTCCCCGTTCAGGAAAGCTAATACTAAATCATCCTGCCCTGCCAACCATGCTAGTACTCGGGCTTCAATCTGCGACGAGTCACAGTCAATCATCATGTAGCCTTCGGGGGCAAGCATACTGTTCTTTAACTTCTTACCATTTACACCACGGCTAGGTAGGTTCTGGATGTTGATTTTGTCATCGCCTCCCCACCTACCAGTGTGCGCCGCGTAGTATCTTACGGGCACCGGGAGCAGCCCACGTTTAGCTATACCTATAAACCTCTCAGTACGTGATTCTTCAAGCGTACTCTTAGTACCTAGGCGTGACATAACTAACGCTTGTACACGCACATCTTTATGGTCGGCTAACGCCTTGAATCCTTCATCGTTCTTAGCGAATGCGTAGGTCTGCTTACCTGTAGTAAGGCTTAACTTCATAGGGGGATTTACACCCAAGTCCCTTAGTATGTCTGCGAACTTGGGGTTACTCATAAGGTCTTTCTTTGTCACGCCTGATGCTGTTACAAGGTCTTCCTTTATCTGCTTGGTATCTTCTAGGTGGTGCTCTAGTAATCCTAAGTCCAACTCTATGATAGGCTCTACGAACATACGCAATGTGCAGTCTATGATGCGTAGCTCCCCCCTCGGGAACCCCTTACCCATGATGTTAAACAGTCTATATGTTAACTCAACATCATTGATGCAGTAGTCGCCGTAACTGTCTAATTCTTCTTCGGTAAAGTCGATACGTCTTTTTCCAACAGCATCAAGTACTTCTGTTCCCTTGTCCCCAATAGCATAGCGTTGAGCAAGTACAGCGAGGGAGCCGCCAACTTCCACGCCATGCAAAGCGCGAGCAATACATAAAGTGTCAGTAAGTAAGCGAGGATGAACATCAAACGTCCAAGATAGAATAGCACCATCAAACAAAGTATTGTGAGCCAAAAGGACTGAACTAGCCCAGTTGAATGTGTGGAGGTAATCTTTGATCTCAGCATGAGTGCCGCTTGCCCATTCGGTGTTCCCGTTGTTTATCTTAACACCTACACCGATCACCTCAAAGCGAGGATCACGGATATAGGATTCGGTTGTCATCTTGCGTAATGAAAAGTCTTTGTCGTAATACGTTTCAAAGTCTACGGTTATTAAATCCATTAGCTATACCATACCAACTTTAAACGCCTCGCAATACGCTTTTACCTCCTCTTTGGGTATCCCTGTGTCTTCGGAGGTTCGTCGTACTGTGTTATTACCTTGTGCAGGGTCAGTAAAGTACTCATATAATCGTCTCAAGTTCTCAGAACCAATTTCTACATCATTCAATACATTCATAGCTTTTATCGTCTCCTCGTGTTTAATATCTTCCACATTCATTAGTCCCTGACCATCCACACACCCCTCTACTTCCTCCACTTCCTCGTATAGTTCCCTGCCTGTATGCAATACCCAACCATCGCCATGTTTCGTATCCGTGTCATCGTCCATATAGAATATCCGCCCATATTGGGACAGTCCTATTATCTGGTGAAGTTCACTATCCCCACTAATAATCTGTTTTATCTGTTCTTTTCCTCTTCCATCAGTCTTCATTTTCAACTCCTTCTATTAACTTGTTTAAGTACCACTGGGCTTTCTTTAAGTCCTCTAACGGCTTGTCCTTACGCTCGTACCTCCAAAGGTATTTCAGGCAAGCACCCTTGCAGTACCCCCTGAATGCTTCGGGTGTCATAGACTCTTGTATCCCCTCAATGCATTCGACCTTGCCATAGGTATAGTGGCTTGGGTTGTTTACCATGTCTTCTTCTGGCGTGCACCATGCCTCTAGCCCTGTCTTTTCTATAGCAGGGATTTCTTCCTGTAACCTTTCCCAATCTTCTTTACTAGCCATACTATCCTCCTAGGATTAGTTCAATGTCATTCATGTTGTCTTCGTTTACTACGCACGCGATTCCGTACGCTTCGCTTATCTCTTTGAGATTCTTTTCCTGTAGTGCTGTTGGCATGTTCTTACCTGCCTTACATTCAATCCCAAAGAACTTACCTTTGTAGCATCCAACTATGTCAGGTACTCCGCTCTTACCGTATCCCCCAGTAGCAGGGAAAAAGTAGTAGCACCCTAACGTCTTTAGCTGTTCAACTATCTTCTTCTTTACCTTCCCTTCCGGTGTCATCGCCATCGTCTGCCCCTTGTGTCGATATCAGTTCCCTATATGGTAGGGGTAACCCCTACCTTACGGGGCAAAACCCAATATGTGTCGGCGTTAATACGCGCACCAACACCCTCTAACCATGTGTATTTGGTAGTTCCATACGTACATATACCTAGTACAGCCAAGCGATTAGTCATCCACTCAGGTATATCTTCATAACAATAATACCCATCACTAATCGGCGAGTCAATACAATCCATGCCAATGCATACTACATTGATGCCGTTGATGTCGTTATGTACTTTAACGCGGTATACACTGTCTTCTGATGGGGTATCAAAGGGAAACGTGTTAAGCGTAGACATAGTACAGTGTCTCCATGTTGCGGTGTCCTACCTCTTCAACATAGTCCCCTACATCACATATAGATAGTGCGGCTAACTTAGACATAATGTCAGAGGGTAGAGTCTCAGCCCTATACCTAGGGGTGCCATGTAAACTGTCGTACAGGCTGTCTGTATCCCACCCACTCATTACAGATATGTCAGGGATACGTGCAACGTCAAAGGTCTGCTCGCCTAACCTCTCGTACACCCTTACACAGTAAGCTGTTACAGGTAGCGCCTTCTGCTCGTCCATAGTTGCCATAATACTACGAGCGTTAGCTACATCCTTGTGGAATTCGGCAGATAGGAAGTGTTGCCCAGAGTCCATCTTATGGCACAACTCTAGCCATATGGGTGCTTGTCTGACGCGGCTTACATTGCAGGTAAGATTGATCTTACTTAACGCTTTTGTAAGATCACTAGAGAATGTTTCACCAAAATCCTTTACCTTGTCTAAGGTATCGCGGTAGCTACGTCTTATAACTTCTTGGTGGCTTATGGGTAGTAGATGCCTCTTGGCATTGCGTACGGCAGTGTCTACATTCTCTGACATCTTCATGCGGTGCTGTACCCTGTAGTTGTCACACTTGTTGTTTTCTATGTTCTGTGCAAACACTACGTACTTGGGATCACTGTTCCGCGATATGCTGAAGTCTCCGTAGCCTATAAAGCCCAGAACGTATAAGTCGTTAGGGTCGTATACAAAGTACCGCGTCCTTCCATACACCCCTCTACTGTCAAAAGCAAACTTGTAAGCGTGTCGTAACCCTTTAGATACAGCTAGTAAGTAATCCCTAACCTCTGTAGGTATCCGACTAACGGGGGGGCCGTCATCGGTACTCATCCATCCAGTTACAGGGACTTCTAGGTCTTTATTTGTGAAGGTCGTATAGCGTGTATCTGATTTTATCTGCGCTACTAAAGGTACGTTGTGGTCTCCATTAAAACTCATAATATTTCTCCGATTTTTGGGGGACTGAAAGGTGGTATTTCAGTCCTGTTGGTAGGGGTTACCCCTACTGTTGGGTTGGGTTTACTATCTTCTTGGTTAGCCACTCACCTGAAAACTTCTCAGTAGGTGTCGTTAAAGCTGACCTAACTTCGCCCGCTTTCTTCTTGGGTCTACGTGCCACACGTTCTCCATCGTTGCCATAGTTCTGGTTGATCGGACGCAGGTGAGTGGTGTGCACCTCGTAAACTTTGTGTAGCCTTGTTGCCATCGTACTAGCGGATAGCCCCGACACCCTTGCGTAGTCACTCGCCGTATAGAAATGCCCTGTAGTAAGTTCAGGGTGTTCACCCCTAAACGGTAGTAGTCTTACTGATCCCATGTCTCTCTCCTGTTAGCCTTTAGTACTGGTGAACCCACCATACTTGTTTACAAATGCGTTTAGCTTAGACCTGAACTTCTTAGGGTCAGAAAAAGGGTCAGGCTTAACATGTTCAGAGTTAGCGTAATCCCAATACGTATGGGCATTGTCGTAACCTTCCATCATAAACTCGCACAATATATCTACACGTCCCTCTTTAGTAGAGTCAATCAAGATAGCCATAAAACGGTCTTCGGCTTCGCGTGCCTTACCCGATATGTCAGAACGCATTCCTACTGTCACTCTTCTCTGCTGAGATTCATACCACGATTTTCGGCACTCCTCGCCAATGATAGGGATCATAGTCCACGCCCACTCTACAAAGTTATGAATGCCTTCTTTGTATTTAGCCTTGCGCTCTTTGTCTACTACCTTGCGTGGTAACGGGTAAGGCTTACTTGCCAGTACCCAAGACTTATGGGGATCAGGGCGAGAATACACTAGGGGCTTACGATCATCACTTCCTCCTCCCTTGGGTAGGTAGTCTCTCTTAGTAGCAACACATGTTAATACGAACTGCTTACCGTTCGACACAGAATGCCACATCCCCTCTGGCATAAAGTAATCGTGGAACGTGTAGATGCTACAGTGTGCGAAATCCCCTATCCCGTTCATTATAGTGACAGTGACAACACCCTTGGCATCCTCATGCCACTCTATGTAAGGTGTAAAGGCCCCCTCCCTCACGGTGCCGTTGTCTAGGTAGGAGCACCATCCTATGCCTAAGTGAAACGTGTTATCGTCTACCTTGCGTATCTCCTCATGCTTGCGACCCCTGCACCCGATAGGACGTGTGTTAGTCCCTCGGATAGGTTTTACATTGTCGTAGTGATCTCTCACTTTCTGCATCGTTGCTAGTCTTACTGGATACTTAGCCATTAGCATACTCCCCTTAACACACAGTCGCTGTGTGTCATGTTGTTAACAAACAAATATAGTGCCGTCAATATTAGAGATAGCACCAAGTACTTAACGTCTTTACGTGTATGCATTACATGTCCCTCGCTTTTATGTGAACTCGTTTACCTACGTCTGGATTAGCGTGCTTGTTGTCTAATATAGCCCAGAGTACAGGACACGGCCATGTACCCCAACCACCGAATAAGTAACCATCGGTGAGTACCACAACTGCTGAAGGTGTTATGTTGTTCTCCTGCATGTACTCGGTAACACAGGTAACATCAGTACCTCCACCGGACATTGGCTTAGTCGATGCAATCATCTGATCCAACTCGTGCATCTCATACACCTCGTCGCGTACCACTTCACTGCCCCAGTACAGTAGGCGTACCCTGTTAGGTTTCACGATATCCAGAATGCCCTTGGTCTCTGTTAACATAACAGTAATCTCTCTCTGTCCGACAGAGCCTGACGTGTCAATACCGATCACCAACTCCTCGATAGTCTCGCTCACACCACTAGGCATGTACACGCCCTGACTTAGGAACCTGCGATTAGGTCGTGCGAATGTGGCATAGTCATTACCCCTACAGGTGTTAGTAACAAACTCACGCATCACCTCTCGCCAATCGACCTGCACCTTGAGTAGGTCATCGAACAAACGATCACCCCCGCTCCCTGCTTTACCTGAAGCCAGAACACCCTGACGTATTGCCTCGTCAATATCACGCCCCAACTGTTCGCTCTCTTCCTTGGATATAGACTCTGCACCTTCCCAATCATGCTCATCAAACCCTGCGTTGGTAGGGGTGTCCCCTACCTCGTCCTCGTTGAGACCAGTCCCGCCGCCGTCTTCTCCTTCTCCTTCTCCTTCTTCTCCTTCCCCTTCTTCGCCATCACCGCCACCGCCGCCTTCTTCGGGGGGTTGTTCAGTGTGTAGTATGTTAAACACCTGTGCGGTATCCATGTCACGGAACCGCTCGTCTAATAGTACACCCTTGGGTGGTACCGCAAACCCATCCTTGTTCTCATCAACTATCTTGAGGTTGATAACGTAATCCATAGCCATGTTCGCTAGCATTGCATCTATCTTCCACAGGTGCTTCCACGTAGTCATGTGGCGATACAGCTTGTGATACTCCTCGTGTAACACAACGAACCGTAGTTCGGGGTCAGAAAGCGCGGCAATGAACTTGCGGCCAAACTTACAGTCCCGTCCATTGGTACACGCGGTGGGTATACCCTCCTCTACACTCTTGGTGCCGATCATAACCACACCCGCTAGGGCCACGTATTTGGAATGGCCCATTATGTTGACGACGGATTTAGTCAGTCGCTCCTCCTCTGTTAACATGTTTCTACCTAGTAACATACGTCTCTCCTTCAAATACCACAGGTTGCAATAACACCGCAGTAGGTTGGTTGGTAGGGGTAGCCCCTACCATCTTGTGGGTATGCCTAATCAAAGCATTAGCCTTCTTGCGCTCTCGCTTGGTAAGTAGGCGGTGAAGGTACCCCCTTGTTGCACGTATCTGTCGGCTGTCTCTCACTTCTTGTCAGCCGCAAACATGTAACCGTTATTCATGCACCAGTCAGTAAACTTGGCGTTGGTCATAACGATCTTACGGTGGGGATACTTGTCATGCCTTACGGTGTTAACAAACACACCTTGCGCTTCCTTGTCGAGTCGTTCCATGTATGTCATCCACGCATCTATCCAATCCCGCCCCAGAGTCTGCGCGGCCTTGTACACTATCATCATCACAGCGGCGGGTTTATCAGGGACTCTGGCTTTGGTCGGGTCGTTCTTGATAGACTCCATGCTAGGTAGCTGATCACCTAGCTTGATTTGTGCTACCAATAGCAGGGCGGCACTACTGCCTATCGTACCTATCAGACCACTTGTTAACATGTCATCACTGAAGTGTTCTCTTTGTAGCATTATGTCGGATGCCGCATGTAGTGAACGGGGGGTAACAAACTGCTCACTGTTCGGTGCTTGGGGGTGGAATATGTAGGGGTTGTCTTCTGGATTGGATACATCCTGAAAGTCATGGAACAACTGAGCGTTGTCCTTGGCCCAACCACACAGCACAGGGTCGAGTCCGTTGGGTATGGCGAAGTCGGTTAGCCACTCCATGTTGGTGGGCTTCTTGAGTCGCAGTATGGTTATGCGATTGCGTGCATGGTTGGGTAACATGTCACCCACATTCTCTGCACCTAGGTTGGTAGTAGCGAACACGATAGAGTCGGGGTGTAGTGTGTAGCTACCGATCTTACGCTCTAGCAAGATACGCAGTAGTGAGTTCTTGATGTCACGTTCTGCCTTGCCGTACTCATCCACCATCAGGATGATGGGCTTGTCGAGGTGCGCCCCTAGTTCTTCGTTGGTCAGATAGGTGACGTACCCCTGCCCATTATCCATGTGTGCTAT